AGTAAATGTTCCTTCTGCTTTTGAAGTTACGGGCAGAGGGACGGGTGCGCTGATTTATACCATTGGTCCGGTGCACCCTGAGTTCAACCATTCTTTCTCCAACACGAATTACTCCCTTTCAGCCACCATAGCCGCCCGTCTGTTGAAAAACGTAAAACCTACCACTATCTCCTGGGTTAAATACTCGAACGTCTTAGAGCAAATTAAAGACTATCAAAAGTCGTTGTGTTTACGTGTGCACAATGACGTTCGAGATGCCGGTTTAGAATACTACTGGCGACCTGTGACCTACAAGGGAGTAGAGTCTCTCACCCACGAAGATGTGACGGGCACATACGTTATAAACATTAGTGAACATTTCAAGCAATGGTATGATCATCTTGATAGCGCAAAGAAGAAAGAAGCATGTAAAGCTCTTGCGTATCTTAAGAAAAAGAACATATTGTGTGAATGTTTAGACATCAAAGGTTTTAAACTTGTTTCTAGTGCCATGCGCCTGGTTTGCAAGTCCTTTGTTAAAGTTGAGATAGCAATTAGACACGTGTCAAAACCTGTTCGTCCCAGGATGATACAATTTCTACCCCCAGAGTTTATGGTGAACCTTGCGCCACACGCGTATTTATGTTATAAACACCTTAAACAACACACTAGCGATCCCCAACATTTATACGTCAATACGTCTGGATCCACTTACGAAACATTGTCCCGTATGGTACAGGAAGCTTTGATCAAAACCCAGAATGCTTCTGGGTTAAACTTGGTTAATTTGGCTACTCTGTTCTTTAATGGTGACGATTCGTTGGTACTCATGAACAAGAAACTGTTCTTGAGCAATCCTTGGGTCGATGGTAGTTCCATTTGGGGACGTGACCCGGTCACGCATAGAAAAACGTCTATTTACTTAGCTACATATTGTTCGGGTTGGTTCGTGCGGTATTTCGATGGGCGCAAACATGTGCCCTTTTTCGAACCTCGGCCTTTTAAAGCCTTAGCCAAATCCGCTTTTGTGATTGCCACCAACGCGATTAATGTAGCACTCAAAGACGAACTCAGATTGTCACTACTCTCAGAATTAATTGAAGCTAGATCTCTTTCCATGTATTATAGTTTTCATTTAGATCCTTTTATGGCTGAGATTGCTTTAGCATGGCTAGCCAAGGTTGAGAGCAAGTGGTATGGTATGCTATCGAGACATCGTTCCGGTAGTCAAACCATTGACGATGTCGCCCCTCTCACGAAGATAGACTCATACCTCAGTGGCCTGACATATCAAGATCGTGTCAGACTTAACCTACGCTCTGAATACAAACACGTGTCCAATACTTTGAACCATGTGTATAATGATGAGAGTGTATGGTGGTCGTATGAAGTCAATTATGGTGTCACAAAAACTGAGCTTATTGCTCTACGTGATCGTCTAATTGCCGCCATCTCTAAATGTGATATCGGTAGTTATGAACTCGTAGACGACAATTTGCTCAAAAGTCTAATACAAGCAGACTTAGATGCCAAAAACCCATGTGTAACTCAAAAAGACATGTGGTTCGACAATGAAGGGGATATAGGTATTTATGAAGTGGATTGTTCCGCTTATGACAGCACAACACAATACGAATCTTTGTGTCATAATGTGTGGTTCCAACAAGAATGTTTTGGTGAAACATTGTTCATAGATGCTATTAAATTACGACATCGAATGCAAGTACAATCTCGATCGAGATATCAGAATGCAGCATGGATAACCAGGGATCAAATGCTTTCTGGATACTACGATACGAGCATCGGCAACGGTATCACCAACTGTACCGAGATCACTACGTCACTTTGTCTGTCTTACCCAAACTGCTATCTGAAGTTTGAATAGACGACTTTCTGTGTGTGTTTTTAGTTGGAACACACACAGTAGACACCACAGGTATT